CGAGTCGCCTTCCGAGAGCACCTTTAAGGCATCCTCGATGGAGGGCTCATCGAAATCCTCATACTTAGCCTTGAAGGAATCGAAGAGTTTTCGCTTCGCCTCTTCCTGCTCGCGTCCCTTCTTCCACCCTTCCATGTCCTCAAGCTTCTTTTCAAGCGCGGCGTACTTCTCATCTGCGTACTGTCGTGCGCCGTCGAGAACGCCTCGCGTGGAGGGGCCGTTTTTTACGGCTTCCTGAAGCTGTCGGTAGATATCCGGGTTGTCGCGCAGGAATTGGTTGTACTTGTCGAACTTGGAGGATTCTTCTTTCCGTTTGGAATCCCAATCGGCTTTCTGGCGCTCATGCTCATCCCGAAGTTTCGCGATCTCCGCGGTCTTCCGGGTATAGTCCGAGCGCATCATGCCCATGTTCTTCCATTCTTTTAGAAAGTCATCCTTGGTTCGATAAGACTTCTTCGCGCCCTTCTCGTCTTCGAGGTCGAGAAAAGTACCCGTATCGACTTGTCCTGCCGGGGCAGGGGTGCTTTCAGCTTGTCCGGGAGCGGATGAGATAGGAGCCGTGTCGGTGGAAACGCCGGGACTCCCGCCTTCTGCGCCATCGGGGCTGAAATAGGTACGAACGGTCATAAGCTTACATGCCTCCCATTCCGATTAAATCTTCGAGCGAACCGCCCGCTTGAGGGGCAGCGTCACCGCCTCCCATTTTTGCAGCCACAGGATCGGTCATCTGGCTAGCGCCAGCGACTGCCTTCATCTTGTTCAAGGGATTTGCTTTCTGCGTTTCCCGCTGGACCATATCGGCAAGCTGCACGACAGGACCTTCGACATCGACGCCAAGGCTTGAGAATAGTTCTCTAATACTCATGTCCTTCCTGAGCATCCCCTTCTCGGCCATGAGAAAGGCGTCCTGAGGGTTCATGACAGAGAGACTTTCATCCATCGCTTGCCCCACGTCTTTTTGCATCGGGGCCGCCATGTCGGGCATTGGGCTAATAGGCACCCGCTTCCTCCTTCACTTGCTGATCGCTTAGGTCATTCAAAAGGCTCTGCACCATCGCCTTATCCTGGGTTTCCTGCGGATTGTCGCCATCTTGATTTTCAGCCTTCGCCATCTCCTCTTCCTTCTGGCGCTGCTCAGCCAGCCGGGCGAGGATCTTATCGGTTCCGGGAACGCGCAACGTTTCAAGGACAGCCTGGGCATCGACGATCTTCATTTCGGCGAGCCGAAGCATGAGGTTCGCTAAGGACTGGCGATCCAAGGGAAGCGTCGAATTGGTCTGAATCTCGATGTTGAAATCGAAATAGACTTCATCCGTTTCCGCTATGGCATCGATGAGCTTTTCATAGTCCTCGATGTCCTCTTTCTCCTCTTCCGAAAGGTCATCATCCATGAGGCCGGCATTCTCTTGCGGCTTCATCGCTTCCTTTAGGAAACTGCTCTGATTCGAAATGACGCCGTACTGAACCTCGTCATCCTTGCGGATATAGAAGTTCCTCGGCTCGGTGTAAAACTGCATCATGAGCTCTACGATGAGGGTGGCGAGCCGCTTAATGGAGGATTCCAGGTTTCGTACTCGCTGCCTGGTGCGGGTATAGGACGACTCAAGAAGCATCGACATCTCGGTGGCAGTCTGGCGCTGTCGCTTTCCTGTGACGCCCTTCGTGACATCGGTGACGCCCGAAACCTCCTCGATGAGCTGCGGAAGGGTGGACATGATCTGCGTGATCACCGGGGGAAGGTCGGGGACATCGAGGGTGGCGACGACATCTTTTGCGAAGCCTGCCTTCGACAGCAAAACCTGATCGCCTTTCTGAATCGCCTCCTTCACCTGTTCGGTCGTGATGCCAGCCGATTCATCGACGACGATATTCCGCTTCGTGTACTTCCGGGCATGCTCCACGATCTGCTGCAAGCGGACATTGAACTCCCGATTTAGGTTTTCAATCTGGTCGGGTTCCCCGATTCCCCAAAACTGGTGAGGCACCTTGTAGTCGTGGAGGGCGACGTAAGGCGGCCTTCCATGTTTGAATGGCGATGGGCGGTCATCGAGGAGGATTGCATTGCCACCTGTGAAGGTGAGGATTCGCCCATTGGGATACTTCGCCTTCGTGACCTTCTTCGAGTCCATGACATCATTGCCGTCGGCATCCTTCCCGGCATACTGCTCTTCGATAGCCTCCTCGGTCGCGTTGTCCCTGAGCCAGATTTCATAGACCAAGATGTAGTCACCGATGAGATCATGTTCAGAAAGGCGATCCTGCTTCTGGTCATGCTCGGTAGCATATTCCTCAGGGGTGAGCTGCTTTTCAGCGCTCGGATAGAGGCGCTTCACATCCTCGACGGGCATAAGCTTTCGCATCCCGCACCATGAAGCATTCCAGGGATCGTCGTAGCCGGGAGCAATAACGAAATCGAAAGGGTCTATAACATCGATAGCGATGTCGCCAAGACCATTCGAGGCATCGGGGTCAAAGTAGACTTTGAAAAGCGCCGTGCCGTGGAGGAGAGAGTCATACACGGCATCGAGGAGCTTTTCATCCATTCTGGTCATTTCCCAGACGAACTTGAGAGCATCGTTGTAGAGGTCAGCGACGCGCTGAAAGAAATAACGCCTCGGAAGGACCGTCCAAATAGGCCTGTTGTCGGTGAGAAGCGGGGCGGTAGTCTGGATCGTCGAGAAGATGAAGTTGCAGAATACACGCGAATCCTCGGGGGTGAGTTCGGCTTCATTCCACCACTTCCCGGTAAATTCCTTAATGAAGCGCTGCCACTTCTTGCGGCGCTCCTCATGCTCGGGGCTTCCGTAGGCGGCATCGACGGCATCTTTCAATTCAGAAAATGTCAGATTAGTTCCCCTTCATGATGCCGTTCTCGGCCATGTAGTTTTCCCGTTGCCTCTGGCTATCGAAATTCTGCCCGGTATAGGGGTCATGCCCCGCCCTGAACGCAACCCTTATTGAAGGAGATGCGAAGAGGCGGCGCATTTTCCCCTTGCAGTGAGGGCAAAAATGTTCAGTATCGCTAACTTTCTCAGGCTCCTCGAAGTGAGTTTGCACAAAAGTGCATGAATCGCACTTAAAGTCGTAGGTGATCACCGCTGCACTCCATAGGCTCCTGTACGAAAATCCTGCATGGCGGTTCCGTCGGTTCTCCTCGTTCCTGAGGCGTACTTGGGTGCTTTCTTTATGCGTTCTTCCATCGCAATGAGGCGTTCCAGGTAGTTCTCCGGCAGGTTCGAGAATGAGGCTTGAGCTACCTGTCCACCATTACGCAACAAATTTCGCCTCCCATGACGAACGAAGCCGTTTCTTGAACATCCCGAATAATGAATCAGGCCTATAAGCAGCCTGCCTAAGCGCATCCCCGGAATTCCCTGAGGTGAATTCCGATATGATTTGGACCATCATCGTGAGCGCATCCACGAGATCGTCATGCTCCCCTTTGGGGAAGAATTCCATTTGGAGGAGTAAGTCGGTTAAGGATTCATGGATGAACACCCTGCCAGCCCGGACGACACCGCCTAGCACCCGGTTGATCTTGTCTTCTTTGGACATTGATCGCGGGGCGTCAATCTCTTTCATCTTGAAACGTAGTGGTTTCCCAGTGATCTCCTCATACTCTCGCTTTTTGATGTCGAGGAGGTATTGAATCCCTGCCTGAAGCCCCAGCTCTATCCCAACGACCTTAGGGCGGTATTGCACGATGAGCCTAATTAGCTCATCCACCATCTTGTCAGGCTTTAAGTGGATCTTCTTTGCCTCGACGACATACAAGAATCCTTCCGAGTTGATCGCGCCGATGATCACGCCAGTGTCATCAGAGTAGGTTTCTGCCGTCGCGGCAGGGTCCACCGTCATGTAGTAGCTGTAGGCACCCGGAGCGAGAACCGCATATGTTGGCTGTGGGGGAGGGAAAATCTGGTCATCCCTCGGTACCGGGTTATTATCGTACTGGCATGAGTATTCGTAGGCTCCCTGGCGTTGCTTGATCTTCGCGAGCATCGAGAGCGTGAAGAAGCGATAGATAGGTTTCCCATCCTCCACCGCCCGGCGAATGTAGACGCGATCCTTGTACCAGCCTTCCTTGATGACCGTTCCGTAGATGTCTGAGAAATGATAGCGGGTGCCTATCATCAGCTCGAAACCTTCGGGGTCCTTGATGGATTGGATATAGGAATACCAGTCACGCACCTTCCTGATTTGCTCAGGTGTCGAACATGACTGCTCGTTGATAATGTCGTCCATGATAATGACGTCGTAATGGCGGCCAACAATCGTTGCTCCGACGCCCCAGGCCTCAATCTGGTTCTCCTGCGGGATTCGGCCCCATTCAGAAGAGCGGTAAATAGTAAGCTCATTCGCAACAGAGCGCTTCCAATTAACAAAGCGCTTCCCCGGCTCAGGAATACGGTCAGGGAAGAGGCGCATGAGCATAGGCGTACAAAAGAGCTGCTTGATCTCTCCCAACTGAGATTCAACGAGGCTTGAGGTGCGGGAGAATAGCCCGATGCGGATATTCGGATTCTGTAAGATGAGCTGGACGATCTTTACCTTGGTCCAGGCAGACTTCATATGTCCGCGTGGGATCAAGATAAGGGTGTCGTCATTCCTTTCCATGATGCCCGAAAGCCATCCATGAAGGATTGGATCGAGGCGGGGACGCCCCCCATCTTCGATCTTGTCCATCCCAAGGATGACGGCACCCAAGAAGTACAAATCGGTAAGAGCTTTCCATTGAAGGTACAGCTCTGCCGCTAACTCCTCCTTCCCTGTTTTTTCGAAGAACTCTTTATACTTCCGCTTCTCAGCGGGAGTTTTAACATAAGTCATTATACTCCGATGTGTTGCAATGCAACACAAATGTATACTCTACCTCCTTGAGCATGGAGAAAGTGGACCTGACCACTTCTTGGTGCTTAAAGGCCTTTTGTTCCTCTATCTAAAGATAATCTGGCTATCTTTCTTTCCGTAGTCGTGCTGAGCGCTAGCGAAGCCCTCTGGAGACGGAGGAAAGTTATCGATTCGTCTCTTATGTAGTATAAGTAAAATACACATGTAGGTTCTCGGTGTATATAAGAGCGTTAATCTGCTGAACGTGTCAATTCACTTTTGATAAGTTTTCGATCGGACAAAGGCACCTAAGGAATTGCGAGTATAAATCGAGGGAATACGACTTAATCTTGCTTTGGGTAACTTATAAGCAAGATAAATGACCAGGTTAAAAGTTAAAGACTACAATATGTCTATATGATTATCTATGAAATACACTTTCCAGGCTTCTATACACTCAAGCGCTAAATCGGATATTCGAAAAGTAATATCGCCAATTGTGACAGTTGCTTCGGCAGAAGTAATAAAACCACTTGGGGTTAGGTCAATCTTTGTATGCTGATTCACTTTTTCAATGGGAGAATCCGATCTCATTTTCCTATTTAAGCCTGCATGCTTGAAAGTATTGCAATAATCAGCACTTATTGAAAGTGCTTTGCAGCTACTTACATACTTTTCTACACTTTTATGTAAATCAGGTCTTTCTTTTTTAATCCAATCTTTAAGATGATAACAATGAGTAAAAAACTCTTCAGCTAAGTCTTTTGCTTCAGATGTCGAAATTGTATTGCCATTATTTACTTCTAGCTGTTTCAGCTTCTTATAAATATACTCTATTCTAGCTAGTTTTTCCGAGGCACTAAACTTTATAGGCATTAATACCCCCTAATTATTCTTTTCATCGTTTTGTTCGATGTCAGAAGAGGCAAATAAAAATTTATATAAGGTAAGGCCTTTTTCATTCGCTATTTTCTCTGCTAATCCTTTTTCTACAAAATGCTCCAGTTCTGACTCAATATTATCTTCTGTCTCTTGAATCTGCATCATAAAATCATAAACAGATAAAGGTTTTGAACTTTTCGCAACAATGTTTAGAATATTTCTTGTTAAAGATATTTGCCTTTCAGCATGTTCTTCTTTTTTTGTTTTTTCCTTTGCTTTTTCGTTATTATGTTTTATATCATTTATTATTGATATAGTTAAAGCAACAGTAAGGCCAATTGGTGTGATGATTCCTAATACTAAGATTGCCAGATCACCACCTATACTTTCACCACCACTACTATATAATGGAGGAAGTGCAAAAATTATCCATAACAATACGAGAATTATAAAAAATATTTTTACTCCAGTTTTAGTTTCCATTGGATAATGCCTCCTTGAATAATGCGCTAATTATATTTAATGCACTTTTAACATAGAATGCAAAACTAATGCAAAAACAAGTTAAATCCTAATAATTGGTTGAACAATAAATCTTACTATGGCTACTCTTTTTCTAATGTAATATTCTCAACTTTCCCATTTATACCAGGATATACTGTAAAAAATGACTTTATCATTGTTGGCAATACTTCTTTAATATTACTTGCACTACCAACACTGATTATTGTTGCGTTGTATAGTTGCTTTACATTATTATCAACAAGAGACTGTTTGTCAAACATTCCAATCCATAAATATCTTCCATATTCTGTATAGCTATATTGTCTTGTGCCTATAATACCATAAGATGGATTATTGATCGTTGAAATATTACCTGTAGTATTTCCACCTCTATTATAAAAATTAAATGTTGAAGATGAACTTGATATTCCTGTTTGCCCAAAAACTGGTAATGATCCTGTCTTTTCTTTTCCATCAGTAATACCATAGCTAAAAAGTAATATAATATTTGCATTATCAATATTATCTGTGAATGTCATGCCTCTTTCAGTTAACCCACTTTTTATTATATTTGCATAATAATTAAATTCGAGAGATCCTTTTTGCTCTTGAACAGGGAATATACAGAAAACCTTATCTTTTTGATAATTATCAATATCATGAAAAACTGTTATCTCAGAACTAACAAGTGTTGCACATGATTGAATGATAATAGTAGATAAAATTATAAGAATATAGTATACACTCTTTTTCATAAATCCTCCGTATTATCATTATTAATTCTAATATTATTAATGATGATCCCGAATAAATTCGACGTCAATACTATTACTATCCTTTATTCTCTTTCCGTTAGCCTTATCCCTTGCTTCCCGCATAACTTCTTTAATTAGTATTCTATGTACATCTCGTTCTTGATCTGACACTTTCTTCTGATCTGTATAAGTACCGTCCATCCGATTTAGCGTATCTACTGCTTTGATAATGTCAGAGAAGGTAGGACCTGACTTAACAACCTCTACAAGCTCACCATCTGCATTGTATCGTTCTGTCTTCCTGGTCATCTTCTGGGTGATAAGCTCAATAAGAACGCTAGAACGATGTTCCTTACCCATTCCTCGCTCTTCAAGGATGCGTTCTATCTCATTCCTGATTCGGTCCTGGCGCATGAGCTTGTAAGATTGCTTATGAGCTGTTTCATAGGTGACATCCATAGCCGATACAGCTGAACCTAAGGCATTGCCGAAGTTGGGAGAATCTGGATCGGTTATCTCAACAACGAAAGCTGCTGCACGTTCATCAAAGTTGCCTTTACTGGCTTCCGGTGTTGCGCTCACTCGGCTTTCTCCCTCTTCACTAGCCATTTCCCTGTACGGCCATCTACAAAGGCCTCCGGCTCTAGTCCTTTTGCCTTTAGCCAATCAAAGATAGCTTCATTGATATAACCAGAAAGAGACCCACCATCAGTTTTTACTAAGGTATCCAATAGGGTGAAGTTTTTTTCTGGAAGCTTGAGACCTACGTACACTTTATCGCTCGAAGCTTTATATGCCATCCCTTCCTCCGCATGCGTTATACTATATTAATCGTTTCACGTTAATAGTCAAGACCTTTTTATATTGCAGATAATTCTAGAGGTCATTCCTACACGAGCAAGTGGCTTAGTCCCCCCTGGGGCTTCTTTCTGCTTCATCTAAGGCAGTTCTATACCTGTTATTCTGCAATTCTATTGCATTTAGTTTCTATCAATACGAGCAAATAGTATGCCAGTTGCACTAATTCAAGGCGATATATATTTCACAATAATCATCGTAAAACGATACAAATCATTTGACATGATTCTAAATGGCTGATAAGGTAATATTATCGTGAAACGATAGAGAAAGATTCACGATATATGTTCTTTTACAAGCCGTCACGTAAAGCCGTGACACGTTGCGGATAGTCTTGCAGTCTAGTACGCAAGGGCGACCGTAGAAAGGGAAGTGTCCTATCTTTCCCGCGCAGTGAAATGCGTTCAATCAAGGGGCTTTATAGAAAGCCCGCGCCATGCTTGCCGAACCTTGAAAGCTTGACCCGCCACCACTAAGGAAGGAAGTTTATCGATTGCCTATATAATTGCCCTAAAAATCAACACAAAGGGGCATATATATGGACAATATCGCAATGGAAAAGCTTATTTCTTCAATCGTCGCAGATACTATGAAAGCAATGCTTCCCGCTCTCATGGCAAGCATACAGGCAGGAAAGCCGGAAGCCGTAGCGCAAAGCGCGGCACGATATGGAAGCAGGAAGGCGAGCACTAGGAAAGCCGTGAATCTCATAAAATCCGCGGGAAGTGATATAGAAGCCTTCAACGTCGTGAAAGGCTATGTACTCGACAGGAAAGCCGGAAAGATAGCGAAAGGGCCTTTCTTGACCTGCTATAGGCATATCACGGAACACTCAACGCTTGACGACGTATTGAAAGCATCGGCAACGGCAAAAAACACGCTGCACAAGGAAGCTCAGAAAGTCTTGAATTATAGGGCGTAGTCTCGATTTTTTCTTTCACTCAATAGGGCAATTTTACGGGCAATCGATATATAGAAAGCACTATGTATTCATAGGCTTTCGGATTGTATAGCTACAATTCCCATAAATTGGCATGGCTCATGCTTTCGCGTAGACTGGCACGCCATCGGCAAGCCCGTAGTCTCCCATTATAGGCATGGATCTTGCTCCATAGGGATACAGTTGTAGTGTTGTCACCATGCAATAGGGTAAGTCTCTTCATACCCGTAATAGGTTAGCGTCCTTGATATGCGCGATGAGCGTTGAGAGCTTTGTATGGTAGAACAGGCTGGAAGTATCCTGCGGTTGCTAGGGGTAGTGGGCGATCCGAGCCGACGGGGCAGCCACTTTGTGGCGCTATGTAGTCGGAATGGGTCAGGCGCTTAAGTGCCGATTCACCTTGCGCGAAGGCGAATTGTAGGGTCAGTCCACGTCTAGAGGATGCAGGAAACTTCTAGCCTGGGACACCATACGAAGAGGGGAGTACCAAAGAGCCATAGTGGGTCGAATGGGCCAGTCGTTAGGCCACAAATAGCTTCAATGGGCTTGCCTATCATCCAGATAGGATTAGTCCGTGCTACAGCATAGGGTTGTCGCTCGGTTCGAGTCCGGGGCTGTAGCATTATCAGTAAGTAGCGTTTTCGCTTGCTTGAAGGGGCCTGCGGCTATAAAATACGTCGATGAGTTATAATATTTATTGTGATGAAAGTTGTCATCTTGAACATGATGGTATAGATGTTATGGTCCTCGGAGCAGTCTGGTGTTCGGCTGGGGAAGTGAAAGAAGTAAATCGTCGAATAAAAGAGATTAAAGCTAAGTACGGACTAGGTGTGGATTATGAGCTGAAGTGGACTAAAATTTCCGCAAACCATTATAAACTCTACTACGATATCATCGATTATTTCTTTGATAATGACGATTTACATTTTCGTGGAGTCATTATTCCCGACAAAAAGATATTGAATCATACTGAGTTTCATCAAACTCATGATGAATGGTATTACAAAATGCTTTTCACATTGCTAAAAAATATCCTTGAACCAGATTCAGATTATAAAATTTTCCTCGATTATAAAGATACTAGAGGCGGCGAGAGGGTTCAGAAACTTCATGAAGTGCTTTGCAATAGCTATTATGATTTTTCTCGGGACATTATCAAAGATATACAGCTAGTTAATTCTAAACAGGTTGCCATTATTCAGCTTACCGATGTGCTTACAGGAGCATTAAGCTATTTACATCGACAGCTCAGTAGCAACTCTGGGAAGCTTGAAATAGTTGAACGAATAAGAGAGCGTTCAGGATACACTTTAATGAATAATACCCTCTATAAAGCAAAAAAAATAAATCTTCTAATATGGCGCTCTAAAAAGGCAGATTTAGATGATTGACTGGCTACCAGAATTGGTCCTCTTGGAAGATGCTTGTGGAATTTGGGAAACATTTCTTGAAATCGTTTATGGCTATTATCAAGATGATTTTATTTTTAATGAAGTAAGGTTTCGAGATGTTCCTGTTCATCGAAGACGAGAACCGATATCAGAAGGGAAGGAGAAGTCATTTTGGCATCTGGTTTCTTCAGGCGATATTGAAGAAAGTAGAAATATTGAAATTAGTCGCTGTGAAAGAATTAGGTGGCCAAGACCTATCATTGAGCATGATGATTCGGATGGCCTTTGGATCTGGAAGAACCATAGAAAGAGTGAAGAACGTATACTGATATACATCCCTGAACTAAGGTATTTAGTCGTTTTAGGGATTCGACGAGATTACTATATGCTTTGTACTGCTTATTGCATTGAAGAGTCGCATCGCCATGAGAGGCTTCAACAAGAATATTTAGATTATATGCATAAAAATAGCTAGAGCCGCCTTTTAAGGGGCGGCTCCGAATACTCCGTCTACACCAGGTAGATAAGCTGAGATAAGTGTAATCAATAAAAGCCATATTGACAATAGTAAAAATGTTAGATTCGAATCTGCATTATTTCATAATCAAATAATGAATTAAGCTTACTTTCTTTTACTGTTTTGCGAAAAATCTTTTAATGAAAGGAATTAGGAGGTCTCACCAATGGTAGTCGGCATGTACTACAGGTTCGGCCTTGGCATCTTCATGATGCTGGTCGAAGGGCAACAGGTTTATGGCGTCACGCCAGGAGGTACAAGAGAGTTTCTTGGGTCAGTTTTGAAGCTAAAGGCTCTTAAAAGAGTGTTAGATGTATGGGAGGTGGAGAATTGAACGAGTCTGACAAATCGGAAGTCCTGTCGATGCTCGAAAAGGGTAACTACGGCGGGGCAATCTCAAGGATTGTCTCGGAAGTACAGGTGAAGCAGCCTAAGGATGTCGTGAAGCTCCTGGCATCATTCGCAAGGCGAAACCAGGAGCATTTCATCGTGATAAGCCTCGATGGAGCCCATAAGGCTATCAAGACACATACGGTAACGAAAGGGTTGGTAAACAAGACCCTAATCCATCCCAGGGAAGTGTACCGGGCAGCGATCAAGGATAATGCCGTGGCGATCATCATTGCCCATAACCATCCATCAGGCTCGGTGGAACCTTCTATGGAAGATATTGAAATCACCAAACGCTTAAGAGATGCAGGTGATGTCATGGGAATCCCGATCCTGGATCACCTCATCATCGGGAAGTATGGCTCCTACAGCTTTGTTGAACATGGAAAGATCGCCGCTTCCCCTGGAAGTTGAAGAGGGTACTGTTTTTATATCATAAGCAATACATAAGTATTCTATAAAGCTACAAATGAGGTATATATGATCGTCGATACACAAGGATTACAGGACATCCCCGATGTCGTTCTCTTAAAGGCGCATCGGTATGGGCAGCAGATCAACGCCGAGAAGGTAACAATCAGCAAAGATGGATGGGGTGAGCGAAACTACACGCTCGTATTCTGGCGGGGCGAGGGGAGAAGTCCATTCGTCATGGGTGCGATCTTCGATGACCAAGCTTTATCGCACTACAGCTTTCACTCATGAAGGATGCCATGATGGATAAGGCCGGAATCAAAACCTACAGGATCATCCAGGATCAGGACCCTCTGGGAAGGCGAGAATGTGACAACCTAACGACTATCGTGACAGGCCATAGGCGGTATTGCCTTGGGGATGAGAACTTTTCAAACCCCGACAGGCTTACAGGCTACATCGAAGATTACCGAAAGGATCTTCTTTGGGCGATGAAGTGGGGAATCTTCAAGGAAATCTATATGTATGACCACTCAGGCATCACCGTATCCCTAGGCGGCTATGGCAACTGGCCTGACCGACAGTGGGATTGCGGCAAGCTTGGCTTCATCTACATAAAGCCTGAAAGCGTTGTAAAGCTCATGGGCTGGAAGAGGATCAACAAGGATCGGGCAGAGCTCCTGAAAGGCTATCTCGAACAAGAGTTTCAGGCCTGGAAAGCCTACCTGGAAGGTGACACCTACAACGTATTCAATGAGGAGGGGGATGTCGAAGCATCGGGGACGTACCAGGAATGTGAAAAGTACGTTTCCGAAATGAGAAAGCTTGAAACTGAGGAGGCGGCGGCATGAGTACGGTCATTGCGTTTCGGAGTGGATTCTTGAGGAAGGCTCAAGAGATTAGAGATAAGAAGAGAGAAGAAGAAAAGACAATAAATAAAAAGTCAAATACAGATCCAAATAGCCAGATAGGGAAAGAGCCAAGAATGATAATCGCCCATCAGTTCAATGAACACCGAAGCGAGGAGGAAGAAGCGTGAACTAGCCTAATAGCACGCTTTTCGAGAGCAGTGTAGTCAATATTAGAGACGTTTTCTACCGAGGGTGATTTTTATATAATGTATGTCGAACGTCTACCACTCTAGAGGGGAACGTTTGAAATTCACCTTAAGGAGGCTTCATTATGGGATTCACTTAGTTCAGGGTTAATTTTTAGTTGGGGCTACTTTTTCGAAACTAATTCTAGGCAATAGGAGAGAATTTATGACTGAAAGTGTATTAAAAAATGACTATTTGAATGAAGTTGATTCTTTAGTTGAATATGTCAAAGGGAATATCGTAAGCAAGGATTTTTGGCATGACAAGACATATGATGCTATGATTAGCGCCCAGAAGGGTGATTACTCAAAATGGCTTGTAATGTTGCTTCCAGAGGAAAGAATAGATGAAATCATTGAGTATTTCACTCCTAAAGACATAAAACAAGCTAATTGTGGCTTTTTACTAAGGCGTACTTATTCTATAAGTGAGGCTCAGCAAATTTACAAAGAGCTTCAAGAGCGCAACTTTGCGTCTGATCCTAGGTACTACTCAAAGAATGTATCAGGCTTTATCCTAATGCCCACCTTCTATTTCTACAAGAAGGTCGATGAAGATGCCATGCTATAGTAGTAATTAGGGAGCAATAAAGGGGGAGAATTATACTCCCCCTTAAAATTGTATATCATTCAAAGCTATACGGTATTTCGTATCCTCACTTTATTATCTAAATGGCTCATCAACATTCGATGCATAGGCAAGAAAAAAATATACGGCAATAATTTCTATTACCTCCTAAAAATTATTTTGAGCCTAAATAGGCTAAGAGGATATGCTGTCATATCAATGATGGATGATTTTTTATTCCGAGAATAGAAGCACATTTAATGTACTAAGCCAAAGAGGGAGGGAATTTGCTTATGATGAAGTACGAAGTGGAAGTCTACTATAAAGGCGGCGGGACAGGCATTTACCCGATCATCGCTCCGAATGCCGGGATCGCCAAATGGCTCGGGAGTGAGGCTTCAAAGAAGTGGGAACCGAATATGAAGGTCGTCAAGGTGACAGCTAAAAAGCTCTTTCCTGTACAGCAGGAAACCTATACCGCCGATCCTGAGAAGCCCTTCGGCACTCCCTTCGATGATGCCGACGACCTCTATAGGCCTCCTAAGATTCGGTGGGTTCCCTGTAAATAACGTACCAGCGCTCATTTTCCTGTTGACAATACATAAGTAGTGTACTAACAATACAACGGTATTATACAGGAGAGTTGATGAGCAACTACAGGCGTGTTTTTAGGGTGATTGGGCATGAGTTTCAATGGGTGAAACGTAAAACGCTCAATCTCTGTCAGGATTGTGTATTCCATATGCCGGGGCCTTTCGTAGCCCTTTGTGAGGCTTCGGATGTGTCATTCAGCTGTGATAAGGAGGAATTTGGTGCTTGGCAAGAGATTAACCTGGGCAAGCAAAGATAACCGTTTCTGGATGGGACTCTATCTGGGACTTACGGTTGGAGCCGGGGTTTCTTTGGGGACGCTCGGACTAAGAATGTTTGGATATTGATAATGAAGGGCCCGCCGACAGGAGCAACGTCGATAGGCTTTCGCTCCTTCGAGCCTGGGGAATCGCCTCAGGAATCAGCGGGCTTAATAAGACTAGCAGTGATGATGCCTACCGTCAAGAAATAGCTACTTCCTGTGCAAATAGGATGTGCAAGCCCGGTATGTCATGCGGCATGCCGGGCTTTTCTATCCTCTGACATCAGAACACTTCAAGGAGACATACTATGGGACTCACTGAAAATGCCAGGCTCACCCTGGATAGTGTGGTGAAGTACATCGAAGGCGATGGCTTGGCTCAATTCGTCGAGAAGAACATGTTCTATAAGTCTATGAACATTGAAGTCCCGGCGATGAGATGGTCGTCGCTCAATAAGATGGCAGTACTTTCCCGAACCATGAACCTCGATTGCCGGGGGTTTGATCAGTGGAACAAGGTAGGGAGGAGGGTGAAGAAGGGGGCGAAATCGGCTTTTATCCTTGTACCAGTCATGGCAAAGAAACCAACTGAAGAGGAAGGCGAAGAGATGGAATCAAAGCTTGTAGGCTTTCGATGCTGCCCAGTTTTCGCATCTGACCAGACAGAAGGAGAGCCATTACCGTATGAAGGGATGGAAGGGAAGAGGTTCGAAATTGATAAACTGCCGTTGAAGGCGGTTGCCGACCACTTGGGAGTGAAGGTATGCCCAGGGCTAACCGTTGATGCCTATGGATTCTTCAAGCCAGATTCTAAGGAAATTGTATTAGGGACCGATGATGTAACAACATGGTTCCATGAGCTTGGGCATGCTATTGACAACGAGATACCTGGGAAGAACGAAGATTACGCCTTTAGTGAAATTGTGGCAGAGTTGACTAGCTCGGTGCTCTGCAAGACTATGGGCTATCCAGGCCATTTGGAGCATACGAAGGCGTATATCAAAGAGTATAATGGGAAAGCCCATGTTGCATTTACTCTATCTCATGCAATTGATAGAGTAATTTCTATATTAGATTATACCGATAATATCGGTATAAATGCAAAATAGGCATTTTTACTAGCGAGTCTGACACCAGTATGCTAAAGTCTACGTAGCAAAAAGCGATGTCTGTTGAATAGTGCGATCGTGTATAGGGAGACTAAATTCTAAATAGCGCAATTACAAGATTAATATAAATACACTATTGGAGGACAAATTGTTTACTCCTAATGAATTAAAACATCGTGCAATAGAGTTTTCTCATGAACATGCAAACGATTCGAGTGAGAATAGTGAAAAACAAATATTTTGGAATGACTTTTTTGCAATTTTTGGACTTTCCTCTAAACGCATAGGAGCATTTGAAGCAAGAGCAAAAACTTTGCGGGATACTGTTGGATTTATTGATTATTTTTGGCCTGGCACTCTTCTTGTTGAACATAAAAGCCGTGGAGAAAACCTTGACAAGGCATTAACGCAAGCTCTTGATTATTGTGTTTCTGGTAGCTTAAAAGAAGATGAACTTCCAAGGTTTATAATTGTTTCTGATTTTGCTCGATTTAGGATCATGGATTTAGTTGCATATCGGGCAGCTGGAGCACAACTTGATTTTGTTGAAATGAGAATTGATCAAGCCCGTGAAACTCCGCTTTACACAGAGTTTCCTCTTGAAGCGCTTTATGAAAATCTTCATAGGTTCAATTTTATACTTGGATATGAACAAAAATTATATAAGACAGAAGACCCTGTAAACATAGAAGCGGCGGAACTCATGGGAGCCTTGCATGATGAGTTGAAAGATGCCGGCTATATAGGGCATGAGCTTGAGCTTTTCCTTGTTCGCATAATGTTCTGCTTCTTCGCTGATGACACTGGTATTTTTCCAAGGGATCAATTTTCATGGCTTCTTGAGGCTCATACGCATGAGGATGGAAGAGATTTAGGACCGCTTCTCGCTCAGGTATTCCAAATATTGAATACTCCTTATGAGCGAAGGATGAAGACCCTCGATACAGAAATCTCCTTACTTCCATATGTTAATGGTGGACTATTCGCAGAGATATTACCGCTTCCAGCTTTTAATAAGGAAATGGCAGCAATTTTTATGAAATGTTGTCATTTTGATTGGAGTCGTGTATCGCCAGCAATATTTGGTAGTCTTTTTCAATCAGTCATGGATGCTGAAGCACGGCGAAATTTGGGGGCTCATTACACAAGTGAAAAGAACATCATGAAGACAATTCATGGACTTTTTCTTGATGAATATATAGAAATATTAAAAAAGGCTCGTGGAAATGTTGGGAAATTGAACTCTTTTCTTGAGCTGATTAGAACTACACGTATTCTCGATCCTGCATGTGGATGTGGCAACTTCCTTATACTCGCATATCGAGAACTAAGAATTTTAGAAATTGAAGCACATAAGGAAATTCAACGGCTTGAAAAGCAGAAGTATTTGGATCTTGATCGTTATCGAGGTATTGATGTTGAAAATATGTATGGAATCGAAATAGAAGAATTCCCTGCGCAAATAGCCCGAACGGCGCTTTGGATTATGGACCACTTGATGAACGTACGTCTTTCTGAAGAATTTGTTGAATATTTTGTCCATCTTCCATTGACTTCTACACCACATATAATATGTGGAAATGCTTTACGCCTTGACTGGAAAGAGATAATCTCTCCTGAAAAGCTTAATTACATTATTGGAAATCCGCCTTTTGTAGGTTCAAAAATGCTGACTCTGGATCAGCGCTCAGATGTTGAATACGCAATGGGGCATGTTCAAAATTATGCGCTTCTTGATCTTGTATCTGCATGGTATGTAAAAGCAATTGATTATATACAAGGAACAACTATTGAATGTGCCTTTGTATCTACAAATTCTATTACACAAGGTGAACAGGTTGGAATTCTGTGGAGTTATCTTCTCGTAAAAGGTTCTCGAATAAATTTTGCGCATAGAACATTCAAATGGATGAATGAAGCGCGAGGTGTTGCCGCTGTATATTGTGTAATCATAGGATTCGCTATTTATGATAGACAAAGTAAGGTTATTTATGATTATCCAGATATAAAAGGCGAGGCTATTGCTCGTTCAGCAAAAAACATTAATCCTTATCTTGTAGATTCACGAAATCTTATTATAAGAAATGCAAATTCACCAATATGTAAAGTGCCGCAGATTAAATTTGGGAATCAACCAATTGATGGTGGAGGATTGATTTTATCTGAGGAAGAATGTGAGAAGGTATTACAAGATGAGCCATCAATAAGCAAGTATATTAGGCCTTATATTGGAGCAGATGAGTTTATTAATAATAAAACACGATATTGCTTATGGCTTCTCGATGCTGATCCTGAAAAAATTTTAAAATCAAGCTTTATAAGAAAGCGACTTGAAGAAGTAAGGCAGTTCCGGTTGTCAAGTAAACGAGAAGTAACGAGACAGTTAGCACAAATTCCATACCTATTTGCATTCATTAGCCACGAAGAAACTGAATATTTGTTGATTCCATCGGTTTCATCTGAAAGGCGAGATTATATCCCTATAGGCTTTATGAAACCAGATGTAATAGCAAGTAATCTAAACCTTATTATACCTGGAGCAACATATTATCATTTTGGAATACTTCAATCACATATGCATATGGCTTGGATGCGGCAAGTATGTGGGCGCCTAAAAAGTGATTACCGGTACTCTAATGGATTAGTCTATAATAATTACCCTTGGCCTGCCGAACTTACGAAGGCACATCAAGAAGCAGTAGAGGTAGCTGCACAGAGCGTTCTTAATATACGCGCACAGTTCTCTGGATCTTCATTAGCTACTCTTTATGATCCACTGACAATGCCTGCGATCCTGCGTAAGGCCCATAAGGTACTTGATGCTGCCGTAGATAAATGCTATCGAAAAGAACCTTTTACAAATGAGCTTGATAGAGTTCAGTATTTATTTGATTTGTATGAGAAAATGACTATTGGGCTGGTTGCAGATGCGCTAAAACCGATGCGAAAAAAGCGGAAAAGTTAAGCATAAAAAAGCCCTCCAGCTGGACGCACTGGAGGGCAGCAAAACAGGGGCAGAGTATTGGACAAGCCTAACACTGCTATACATATCCTATTTCGCAAGACGTCGGAAGTCAACAATACCTCTCATAATAGACTGAATCGATTCCAGCTCATCCTCGTCAAGTTCCTGGCAAATTCCAACAATCTTATTGGTCATCAGCTCTCGTTTTGACTTTCCGGCAGGCTGATAGTGCTTAACATCGCCTTTCAACATCTGTTCGATGGGGTAGCCTAAGACCGTTGATATGATCGCTGCAGTATTAACAGAAGGGTATTGATTCCTCAAGAACAAGTTCCCGACTGCTGAGCCAGATAAGCCACACTCAAGAGAAAGCCATTTCTTCGTTCTACCGATACGCTCAAGTGCTACTTCGAGGTTCTTTAGGTATGGGTTTAGCGCTTCATCTTTTACCATAGTATACCCCTTAGATACATTTAATGATGCTGAAATACAATACATACAAAAGTAATGTGATGTCAATACATAAGTAGTTCAAGATTAATGCTAAAATAGAGCCAACCAAGAACCATTATAGAGCCATTAATGGGTTAAAACATTATAAATCCATATGGTAATACAATATAAAAATTTTCATATATTATTTTCACCTTGCTTCAAAAACTATAAAAAATCACTTGTCTTTGATTCATGTTTACTATACAAACGTGTGTCGAGGAGATACATACGTGAATAGCATGTGGCTGACGGATGCAAAAATTCTTTGTTCGCGCGTGAACGGAAAGCCTAAATATACCCTTAGGGTACCAGAAGTCTTCATGAGAGCAATTGAAAAGGAGGAAGGTGTAAAAGTGGCGCTTTATCTTGAGAATGGAAACTTGAAGGTAATTCCTTATGAAGAAAAATGAAGGAGTAAAGACCAATGAATGGCCGGATGCGTGGATCTATCTGCCAGAAGCTTGCCGCCTGAAAGGGGTCAAGTACAACTCGATCGCCAGGCCTCGGGATGCCTGGAAACAGCCCAATGGGGGAAAGGAGGATGGAATCTTGAATGGCCGCAGGGCATGGCGGCCTGAGACAGTGCGGGAATGGATCACAATGGATGATTCAGCGCTCGCAAAACGATACCGCAAGCTCGATGTTGCGGCGTAATTCTGGGGAGGTATAGATGGGTTTTCAAAAAGCGGTAAAGTCCAAATCAAAGCTTCGCTGTGCGCTCTTTGGTCCTTCCGGGGCAGGAAAGACTTACTCAGCGCTTTCGATTGCTAAGGGCATCGGCGGGAAGGTAGCTGTCATCGACTCGGAACGAGGATCGGCATCGAAGTACGCTGACAAGTTCGAGTTCGATGTCGTGGATTTGGAGAAGAAATCGATAGAAGAGTACGTGCAGTTCATCCAGGAAGCGGGGGAAGCCGGATACTCCGTTCTCATCATCGATTCCCTGACTCACGCATGGCAGGACCTTTTGGAGGAGGTCGAGAAGCTTGCGAATGCCAAGTATAGGGGGAATACCTGGTCGGCCTGGTCTGAAGGGACGCCGAAACAACGAGCCTTGGTGAACGCCATTCTCTCCTGCCCCTGCCATATCATGGCCACGATGCGCAGCAAGACCGAGTGGCAGACTACTCAGGATGATCGCGGCAAGTCCCGGCCTGTCCGTGTCGGCCTGGCTCCCGAGCAGGGAAAGGGCATCGAGTACGAGTTCGATATGCTCCTTGAGCTTTCGACCGAGCACATCGCGAACGTCATTAAGGACCGTACAGGAATGTTCCAGGACAAACTGCTTACGAAGCCCGGCATGGAGTTCGGGAAAGAGCTTGTTGCCTGGCTCAATACCGGGCTCGATGAAACGATCATGTTGCAGAAGAAGCTTGAAGCGATGCCTGAGGTGATCGAGATAAAAGCGACCCTTGAGAAGTATGGCGATGTCCTTGAGAAGAACATCAAAGACTTCGCGGAAGCCGAGATTCGCAAGGATCATGCGCCTGAGTGGTTTTCCAGGCTCTACATGAAAATCCTTAATGCTATACCTAACAATACTTCTGTAACATGCAACACTACCGAAGAGGTGGCGTAAATGGCAGATATGAGCCTTTTCATCGGCATAGGGCGGCTCACGAGGGATGCGGAGGTGAAAACGACTCCCACCGGGAAGGCGGTAACGCAGTTTACGGTGGCCTCGAATCCCTCCTGGAATAAGGAAGATCCCGCACTTTTCATGGATTGCCAGCTCTGGGGGGACCGGGGGCCTAAGCTGTCCATGTATCTCAAGAAGGGCTGCAAGGTCGGCTTCCATGGCACCCTAAAACAGGAGTCATGGATAGGAACGGATGGGCAGAAGAAAACCCGATTCAAGCTCGATGTCGCTGATGTGAGCCTTCTGGATTCGAGAAAGCAGGAAGAGGGCGAGACTTACGGCGCGGATTCGGTACCTCCCGGCTATCGGAGCACGGTAGATGCGCAAGTCGCGGCGGTATTCGGTTCCAGGGAAGCAAGGGCGCAAAGCGGTATTGGGGTGACGGTAAGCCCTAACCCCCAGAAACCGCTTTCGGATGGCTTCGATGATGATATCCCATTTTGAGGATCATGAATGTAAAAGGCGCTTCTGCAATAGGAGCGCCTATTTCTTCTATTAAAGAGGGTGGCGAGGCATCGGATGGAAACAAAGCTCATGAGTATTAAAGAACTCGCAAAGAAGGCTGGGGTGTCGGTATCAACGATCAACAGAAAAAAGCGTGAAGGGAAGCTTCCGCATCACAAGATTGGACGCCGGGTAGTGCTTACCCCTGAGGATGTCACGCAGTTCTTTGAATCATGCAAGGTAGACCTGAAGGAGGACAAATAATGGCGAAACTCTATGAAATCACGAACGACTTCCAGGAAGTGCTCGATATGGACATTGAAAGCGCCGACGACGCCGAGGCGATGGTGCAGCTTTTGGAGGAAGTGAAAGCCCGCTTCGAGGATAAGGCCGAGGGCGTTATGAAGATCGTGAAGATGACAGAAGGGGAGGTGACGACATACAAGCAGGAGGAGGAACGGCTTTATAAGGCGAGGAAAGCGAAGGAGAAGAAAGTCGAATGGCTAAAAGAGTACCTTCGCCGGAATATGCAGATGACCGAGACGAAAGTCTGCCAGGCGGGAATCTTCAAACTCATGCGGGTTAATTCAAAGCCCTCGGTCCTTATCTCCAATGAAGCGATCATTCCCGGCGACTACATTGTGAGAAAAGAAGTCTTGAGCCCGGACAAGGGCAGAATATTCGAAGTCCTCTCAGGCGGTGGTGAAATCCCCGGTGCCGCCCTAGTCCCGAACGAATACCTGAAGGTGAGCTGACCGCAAGGAGGATGAAACGATGGGAAGCGGCATATTCATAGCGCATTACCTCAATGATCGGACCTCTCTTGAGTTCCAGGGGCCGCTTCTCGATGGCGGCCCTGAGTATTACGGCTTCATGTGGCTCCTTTTTGAAATGCTTGGGGATGCTCCTGACCATCGCCTTTCCTACTCTCAGCTCAAAGGGATCGCACATCAGTGTTTTTCAACTCCTGAAAAGGTGAAAGCCTTCATCGCTTCGGCGGTGGAGGCAAACCTTTTCCAGGAGGACGGCGAAGGATTTTGGTGCGAGGAGCTTAATAAACGAATAGGGAATTCCTTGGCGGCAATGCCGATGAAGAGGCGAAAACCGCAAGAGCGAATCGCAGATACAGTGAAGCGAGGAGGTGAAAAAGAGTACCCGCGAGACTTCGAAGAGTTTTGGGCTGCGTATCCCCGCAGGGAGGGGAAAGTCAAAGCATATGAGCAATACATGATCAACGTGAAGAATGGTTGCTCGACTGCTGACATGATGGCTGCTGCCAGAAATTACGCTAAGGCTAGAGAGGGGGAAGATATGCAGTACACCCTCATGCCCGCAACCTTCTTAGGCCCAAGCCAACGATGGCTGGAACATGTAAAGCCTGATCGGAAATCCTTGGTCGTCGCAGAAAAGCCGAAAGTCTCTCATTGCCCGGTATGCGACGCGGTAATCCCCCTCGGAACGGCGACGTCCTGTTTCGAGTGCGGATTTGCCTTGAGCGATATTGGGAATAGGGCGAGAGTCGAAGCGCACAAGAAGGAGTATGAAAAGCAGTTCATCCATATCAACCCGGATAGCCTCATGGAGATGATAAAGAGGAAGGTATCGGATCGATCGAAGGTTGTGAGCGCTCATGGCTAAGGCTGTAGCAAAGAAGAAGCCTGAGACAAAAGCGGCGCTCAAGCGAAAGTTAAGGGTAATCCTCCATAAGTATATCCGCCTTCGGGATGCGTACTATGAGGATGGCCAGTGGTGGGTAAAGTGCGTGACCTGTGGTGAGAGGCTTCCTTTCAAAGAATCGACTGCCGGACATTTCTTCCCTGCCGGGACATATCCGGCGGTACGATTCTCTGAATGGAATATCAATGGACAGTGTATCCGCTGCAACAAGTACCAGCATGGAGCCTTGATCCTCTACACAGTTGAGATGATTAGGCGCTATGGGCTGAAGGGGCTCGACCACTACTACAGCATCGCAACCGGGGGTGGAAAGGACCTTTCAGGCGCGGAACTGCAAGACCTCATCGACTGCTATAAGGTAAAGCTGACCGGGTTATTGAGCGAAAAATTCGACCCAAACTGTCAGTAG